ATCTTACTCTTGATACAATGAGAGACAAGTATCTTAGAATTAAACAAATTGCTGACAAAGGTGATTTGTTTGAAGGATACGGTTTTAGCAAAGAAGACGAAGATGAGATTCTTAACTTTGTTTATGAGAACCGAAATAGACTTCGAGAGATGAGTTTAAGGACAGCTCTTAAAGTAGGTGACCTTAAAAAGATCTCTGAGAAGTGGCAGAGCCTAGCTGTATCGACCTGTATGAAACGGGTATAGTTGCTCCTTACTAGGCACACTTGGGGGAGTTCTTCCACAAAGGACTTCCCCTTTTTTAATAATAAAGGTTAGATTATGAGTTTGAAGTTACCATCAAATATAGAATACTGTATAGAGATAATGGCAGGGTTTACTGAGCCTCCTGTTGTACCTAAAGTAAAAGGTATTCGTATAGGTTCGTATATTAAACTAGCAAGATACGATGTTAACTTTGTTAATAATGTAAGTTCGTTTATTGCTAATAATCAAGGTATGACAAGCAGGCAACGTGAACTAGCAGTTAAATTAACAGACAAATACCGTAAGCAATTTAGACGTGTGGGAATTGATGTAACACAAATTGCTAAAGAACCAATTTTTAGTCAACCAGAAAGACAAGTAGACCGTACAAAAAAGATGACAATGGATGAAGATTTTATCTATTTGAAGTTTCCATATAATCAAGACTTGATTAAAGATGTAAATACTTTTTTACGTGATGAAAAATTATACCATAACGGAACCTCTAGATGGGTGCCAGAAGAAAAGCTATGGTACATTAATAATAACGAAAGTAATTTTGTTATATTATATAACTGGTCACATAATAACGGGTTTGAGAAATCTAAAGAAGTAGAACAATATTCAAAAGACATTAGAAAAATTTTAGATAATAAGTTAGATTATATTCCTTATGCTAGGGTTACACAGTCGACAGACTTATGTAATGACTCGTTTTTAACTCTAGTTAATGCTCCGCCTAGTTTACAGGAGTATTGGGATAAGAATGTAAGAGGACAATCAGTTTTAGGACAAATTAGAAGTTGTGGATTATTGGCAATAACACTTGACAATGAAGTTTTAACCAAGTATAATTTTAGTATAGTAGAAAAAGCAGTATTAGAAAATAATCATGTTAGTTTAAATTATGATTGTGGAACTATAATTTTTGCTTGTCTTAATTTAGGATATGAGAAAATAGCAGTAGGATTATCAAGTCATTCTCAGTCTAATGTTAAAGAAGTAGAAAAGATAGTAAGGCTTTATAAAGAAAAGTTTGGTTCTGCTAAAGGCTTATGTGTTAGTGGAAAGTCAAAAGCATTTGATGACATAGGAGATGATGTTATTGAAACACCAGATAAAGATACTAGAGTTTTAATAACTGATAGAATGAGTAGGTTACATAATACAGACTGGAATTTTAATTCAGAAGTAACTATAGGACAAGGTATGTTTAGTAAAAGAAATGTATGGATGTCTAATAAAGTTATAGAAGTAAAACCACAGCCAGATGAAGATACAGTAGATAGTGATGAATTATTTTAATGAGTAAATGTATATTACATATTAAAGATGAGGTAAACGTTAAGTTTGAAGGCTTAGATTTAAATGCCCGTAAAAAGCTAACTAACAAATTTAAATTTGAAGTTCCTTATGCTAGATATTTGCCAGCAGTAAGATTAGGCAGATGGGATGGCAAGATAGGATTTTTTCAGCTAGGCGGATCTTCGTTTACAAATTTGTTACCTGATATTATTCCTATATTAGATGAACTTAATTATGACATTGAATTAAACGATCAAAGAGAATATAGAACTAACTTTGATTTTGAACAAGTTACAGAAGAATCTTACAGTCATCTCACATGGCCAGAAAGGCACCCTATAGCAGGTGAGCCTATTGTATTAAGAGATTATCAAGTAGATACAATCAATAAGTTTTTAGAGAATCCACAAAGTATACAAGAAATAGCCACAGGTGCTGGTAAGACTTTAATAACAGCCGTATTAAGTAATAAGGTAGAACCATATGGCAGAAGTATTGTAATTGTTCCTAACAAATCACTAGTAACACAAACAGAAGAAGATTATATTAATATGGGCCTCGATGTTGGTGTGTTCTTTGGTGATAGAAAAGAATTTGGTAAAACACATACTATTTGTACATGGCAAAGTTTAAATATATTACTAAAGAAAACTAAAAACAGTGAAGCATTAATAACCATTGATGAGTTTTTAGAAGGTGTAGTATGTGTTATGGTAGACGAAGTACATATGGCAAAAGCAGATGTACTAAAACAATTACTAACAGGTGTTATGGCCCAAGTTCCTATTAGATGGGGACTAACAGGAACAATACCAAAAGAAAACTTTGAATGGATGAGTCTTTTGGTTAGTTTGGGAGATGTGACACAAAGAATACAAGCTAGTGAATTACAAGATAAAGGAGTACTAGCTAACTGTAATGTTAATGTTGTACAATTACAAGACTTTGGCGATTATGGTGGATATCAACAAGAACTAAAATATCTATTAACAAATGCTAAACGTTTAGATTATATGGCAAGGCTGTTTTCAAAAATATCTGAATCAGGTAATACTTTAATACTTGTTGATAGAATTAGTGCTGGTAATGAATTAGTAGAACGGTTAGGTGACAAAGCAGTATTCATTTCAGGAGTTACAAAAGGTGAAGATAGAAAAACAGAATACGACGAAGTTGCAGAAGTGGATGGAAAAATCATCGTGGCTACATATGGTGTGGCCGCTGTTGGCATTAACATTCCACGTATTTTTAATTTGGTACTTCTTGAGCCAGGCAAGTCTTTTGTTAGAGTTATACAGTCGATAGGACGTGGTATTCGTAAAGCAGAGGATAAAGATTTTGTACAAGTGTGGGACATAACGTCTACTTGTAAGTTTGCCAAAAGGCACCTAACCAAACGTAAAGCATTTTACAGAGAAGCTAATTACCCATTTCAAGTAGAAAAAGTTGACTGGGACAAATAAAGATGTTATACTACATCAATAATAAAGGATAAAAAATGAGTCAAATATTAACATTAGATAATAAATGTTTTCCGATGACAGAAGTACCTGACCAAGTAGAAGATATGAGGTTTGGTGTATTAGATAATTCAAATCCACAAGATCCAGATTATTTCTTTATACCACTTATATTTTTAGAAAGTTTTAATAGTCCGGCACTAGTATTAAAGATTGGAGATCACCAAATTAAGATGCCATTAGATTGGTGTATGCTTATTGGTGAAGAAGATCACGGAGACCTAGAAGTTTTAAGTTTAACAAGTATTAATGACAGAGGCTTCAAGGCGTTTGTGTTTAATCAGTTAACTGATTTCAAACCAGATTTTTATGACGTTGAAATAGTAGACGTGTATCAAGAAGTAAGATGGTTCTTTCCAAAGCTAAAAGCAGGACAGCTTCTTGCTGTTCCGTTACATGATGGACCTAAACCAAAGTGTGCTTTCTTTGTTAAAGAAGTAACAAGAAACAATGAAATTGTAGATGTAGGAAAAGTATGGGGATGAGTTTACCACTAAACAAGGTGTTACCTGCTATCGATAAAAAAGATAGAAAGTTCTGGGATAGATTAACAGAAGAAGAGAAGAAAGCATTTAGTCCTTTCTTATACAACAGGTATGCTAGTAGTGTTAAAGGTGAAAACTTATTACAACAATGGTATCTTAGAGCTACAAACGAACGTACTAACAAGAATTTTTTTGATATAAGTAGTAGTAAACATCCTAAATTACATTGGTTGCTATTAACTACAATTAGTCCACAGATGGGTACACAGTATCACGAATGGATACCTCATAAGAAAAAAACAAAATCTAGTAAAAGTGGATTCGATAAAACTATTAGAAAACTGTATCCTAATATGAAAGAGGATGAAGTTCAACTGTTAGCTTCTATTGTAACTAAGAAAGAACTAAAGGAACAGTTAATTTTACTTGGCTGGGACGATAAAGATATAAAGGCTGAGTTAAAGTGAATGGACAGATGGTTGAAATTGTGAAAGACGTTATTAACAATTACAAATCTTCAAAATCATACAAATGTAAATATTGTGAAAGAAGCTTTGTAAAAGAGTCAACATTATTAGCTCATATGTGTGAGCCTAAAAGACGTTGGGAACAAAAAAATGAAAAACACATTCAATTAGGCTTACAGGCATACTTGTATTTCTTTAAACAAACACAATCAAATTCTACAAACAAAGGTTACAAAGACTTTATAGGAAGCAATTATTATAATGCTTTTTGTAAGTTTGGTAAGTTTATGATTGATTATAAAGTCATAAACACACAAAAATATATTGAGTATGTAATTAACAGTAAGTTTAAATTAGATCATTGGTGTAAAGAACAGTATTACTTAGATTGGTTAGGCGGTTACTTAAAAACAGAGCATTGGGAAGATGCTTTAACTAGAAGTTTAAACACAATGGAATCTTGGGCAGACACAGCCGGAGTAGATATTAAAAGTTATTTTATAGCTAACAATAAAAATAAAATAGTTCAAGATATTATTAATGGACGTATAAGTCCATGGGTAATTTTTAGTACAGAAACAGGCAAAGAGTGTTTAGGAAAACTTAATGAAGAACAAGTACAATTAGTTTACCCATATATAGATCCTGACTACTGGAGACAGCATCTTATTAAATTTAACAAAGAATCTAAAATTGTAAAAGATACTTTAAAGGAAGTAGGATTTTAATGGAACACGTGGTTAATTATTTTAAAGAAAGTTATAGATTAAGCCCGTTTGCTTTTTATTGTGAGGTTGGTGAAGCAATAGTATTAATAATAGGTAGTGCTGTTTTAAGTTTTACAATTTTAAATCCAGCAACACATATATTTGTTCCGCTTTACTTAATAGGCAGTATACTAGGACTGATAAGTACTTACATAAGAAAGTCTAGTGCTATTGTCCTTATTAGTTGGTTTGTAGCAATGAACTTTTGGGCTTTCTTACAGTTATTCATCATATGATTAAATTACCTGATATAGACATAGACTTTGCTAATAGAGAAACTATATTAAGCAAGTTAAAACATATACCTGCTACTTTAGACACTGGTAAGAAACACAACACAGGTGCTTATTTTGTAGACATTCCTGTAGATCCTATGACTGGACAAGCAAGTATTGATCATGAAGTAGCAGAAGAAAGAGGATATTTTAAAGTAGACTTTTTAAATGTAAGTGTATACCAAGGTATTAAAGATGAAGATCATATTAATCGTTTACTAGAAAAGACACCAAACTGGAAACGATTATGGTTAGACGAAGAATTTTGTAGTAAGGTAATTCATGTAAATGGTCATTATGATCTAATGACACAAATGAAACCTGACAGCATTGTAAGAATGGCAATGTTCTTAGCAGTTATGAGACCAGGCAAAGCAAACCTAAGGCAACATAACTGGAAAGACATAGCAGAAAAAGTCTGGATTAAACCAGAAGATGGAAGTTACTATTTTAAAAAAGCACACGCCGTAGCCTATGCCCATTTAGTAGCAATCCATGTAAACTTATTAGAAGAACAAGAAAAGGAGACAACATGAACTTTATAATTTGGCACTTATTAGCAATAGTATCGGTAATGGCAATATCATTTATTGCTGGCTTTTGGTATGCTAATAATACTTGGATTAGGTTTAAAAGAACAACTAATGTTCTTAAGCCAATGACATCATCTAAATACATGAAAGAATAAATGACATATCTGGTAGACGATAAATGTGTTTTATGTAAACACAAGGATTGTGTAGAAGTTTGCCCTGTGGATTGTTTCTACGAAGGCGAAAACACTTTAGTAATTAATCCTGATGAATGTATTGACTGTGGAGTATGTGAACCTGAATGCCCAGTAGAGGCAATTTGGGCAGATACTGATTCTAGCAAGGATCCAGCTGAGTTGGCTTATTGGTTACAGTATAATAATGCTGAATTCATTGAAAAGAATAACTGGCCAGTTATTACAGACAATGATGATCCAATGCCAGAACATGAAAAGTACCATCCAGATAATTTCCCAGAAGGTAAAAAACATCTCTTTAGTGAAAAGGCAATGCCCCCAGGCGGCAGTGATTAATGAATTGGTTTCAAGATCATCAACGTGTATTAGTATATCATCCTGGACAAGGTGGCGAATATATTTGCTGTAAATTAAACGGTGAAAAGCCTCCTAAAGAAAATACTACTAATAGATTTAGAACTATTAACAGTTTTCCTGGACAAGATTACTTGTATGATCAGGCACTACGTTCTGAATCTGTTTATTGGGAATGGTCAGAAGAGTGTAGACTAACTTTTAATTCAGAACAACATTTAAAAAACGAAATACAAAATTCAAATCCTAAATTTAAATTTATGGGAGGTAATCCTGACAGAGATTTTCCTAGACTAGGAAGACGTAATCATGCTGAAAAGTCTGATTGGTTTCCTACTCATTGGTGTTATGGATTGTTTAGGGAACCTGTTTTTAAGTGGCTCGATTGTGATAACGAGGAATGGTTACATCATTGGGCTGTTTGTATTCAAATGAAAGGTGATAAATCTAGTATTGTTAGAACAAGTGATACTATAACAACTCTTAATAGGTATAGAAATTACTACAATAGCAAGTATCCTAATTCTAGAATAAGTGTAGACGATCCTAAATTTAGAGAGGAAACAGGATACATGGATTGGGCTAAAAGAAATACAGAATTATTAGACGAAAATGTTAAACCTATACAATCAGATGATTTACTTAGGTTTAAGAATTTGCCTTCTTAACTAACTGGATACTTCTTTTCTTTACTCTTTTTTCGCTGATATTTTTTAATGAAATTTGAGGCCCAGCGAGAACCTCACAGTCTTTGGCTATGAATGTGCTAAGGCATATTTTAAAATAAACAAAATCTTTCTTTAAAAATATGTTAATAGGTATTAGTCTATTAGACTCATTCCACCAAACATCTCCTAGATCTAAGAACAATTTCTTTTCGTCTAGGGTTTTAAGTCGCTCAATGTCGTATATGCTTAAACAATGCTTATCATAGTTTTGTATGATACCAACATATTCATTACCAGCATAGGTTACATGGCTAAGAAATGGGAATTTCTTCTGTAACTTTTCAAATTTATTCACGTCCGCTCCATAAATACAGTATAATAAAGGTAATTTTATAATGCTAAAAACTACAACCTATTTAGTAGAACAAAACCACTCAGTAGTATATACCACTATTGGGTCCACACCGAACAGGAATATGACTATGTATGCTCGTAATTTAAAAGTTTACAAGGGTGTTAACAACCCACTTGTAATAGAAATGAAAAACAACGATCAAAAACCTGTAGATATTACTGGTAAAACATTTGTCTTTAATA